AGAAATCCATATCAACTGATACTTCAGTTATTGGGCTTTCTGCTGGAATCTGACTGTTTGCTCCCTTAAAGGTCATATGTGTATTATATCCTGCAATAGGAATATTACCTGTTTGTATTTGCAAGTTAGAAGTCTGTCCTATTGCTCCAGTTGTTGTTGGACTTCTTAAAGTAGTATTAGTTCCCGCAATTACTCTACCTTCAATTATTGGTGCATTTGTAATTGTGCTTCTTTGAAAGTTTACTTGTACTGGAGAAGTTGTTGTATCAATATCAAATACTGAACTACCTGAACTATTATTTACTCTGAAGACATCTGCTATATTCGCTCCATCAGATTGAATTAATACTTTTCCTGCCCCCGTATTATCAATATTAAATATTGGATTGGTTTGTGAACCTGCCCCCCATACTGACAATCCTTGAACTGCACCTGAGGTAACTGGAAAGAATTGAAAATCTTCTCCATCAAATTCCCAACCAGTTGCACCGCTAGCAAGTATTNCTGAACCACCAGCTCCATTACCAAAAAGAGAGAAATTTTGTAAATCTATGTTTTCAGCAGTAATTAAACTGGTTATGCCTCCTGCGCTCTGCCAGAGGCCTCCACTACCACCAGCAGTTAATTGAACAACTGTGCCAGTTGAATCTAAGTAAAATAATTCTGTGATTCCAGAAACGTCTTTAGTGAAAACCTTTCCCTTATTCGCTTCTGTTACAGGGTTAGTTGAACGCTCTGGGTAAATTGTGTGGTCGGGAGCGTCCAAATCCCTAATTGCATCCAAATTTGGCATTTTATAACCTCGACATCAATAAATGGCAGTCCACGTCAGTAGTTGTTGCGAGAGTTGCTGTTGCCCTTACTCCAACCCATTCCCATCTTGACCCAAAATGCGCTCCTTCCGCTGTATTATTAGCAACTGCGAAAGGACTGCCTACTATCGCCCAATCAGTCGTAGTTAAGTCAGTAGAAGGATTTGCTTTATTGGAAGAAACCACTGTAACGGTCAAGGTTTCGGTTGCGTTGGTATTATGAACACTTACAGTAAACTCGGATAAGTTTCTTACGTCCACCCTGGAAATCAAGGTGGTTGCAGTGGTTCCAACCGAAATCCCTGTATTGTCCACCCTATCCAAAGCCTCCTGTGCCGGACCAAGGGTCTGTAAGCCAGTTCTAGTTTGTGCCATGATTATAACCTCGACATCAAGAAATGAACATCCACGTCACTGCTAGTGTTTCCTGTTGCTGTGGCTGTCACTCCAACATATTTGTATCTTCCACTGAATTGGCTAGCATCCTCTCCGTTAGGACCGACAGTAATATCGCTCCCTAGCTGCGCCCAATCAGCATTCGTCAAATCAGTATTCGGGTTGTCCTTATTCGATACTTTTATCTGAACAGTAAGGGTTTCAACACCGTTTCCGTTGTGCGTAGTCAAAGAAAATTCTGAGTACCCAATACTCTCTAGTTTACTGACTAAAGTGGTAGCAGTAATGAGAACACTAACGTTCTCGTTATCTACAGACAAGACTTTTTCTTGGGCTGGACCTAATGCCCTAGATGAGCCGACTACTTCAGCCATTTTAACTCACCTCACTTCTTGCCCCATGCCCACCAGTAAACTACATCGGAGCCAGTTCCAGTAAAAGTCAGTGTTCCACTGGATTCTGTTGCATAAGCCCTGTTAGCTGTGTTTGATTTTACTATCCAACCATCAACGGTTGTTAATCCAGTTGCTTGTGTTGCTGAACCAGTTGATAGAGTAACTGAGCCTGCTCTGACATCTTTTTCTTGTCCTGGGATTGAAAACTTCCGTGTTACATCTTCTGCTGTCATTTTTTATCGCCTCTTTTAATTTTAGTTTTTGGTTTAGTTTCAACTTTCGGCTTCGGTGGAGCTGGTTTACCGAGAATAAAGTTAACAGTGTGTCCAGGCTTGGCTTTCGCTAGTTCCTTGAACATTTCGTAGTCATCAACTACGTTCACCATAAAAGGAATGTTTACTCTAGTATTGTATCCCCATCCTTTCGTTCCCTTAATTCTCTCAAACGGATTTCCACCAACTCTGGTAACCCATTTCGCCTTCCCGAATTTTTCGTATCCATCGTCACTTACAAACGTTTCACTCATTTTTTATCACCTTCAAGGAATTTAATCAAAAGGAGGGTTGCTCGTCCCTTTGTTAAGTTACGGAGTTACTTTAGGTCTCTCAACTTGGCCTGTCCTGCAAAGAACTTACAGCGTAGTTCGCCAGTAGTCCAATACAGTGCCTCGTTGCCAAACCTGTCAATTGCAAATGGGGATTGGTCTGCTGCTTGCGTCCCACTTTCTGCATACCTAGTTGGCTGCAAAATAGCCATGTGCAACCTTGGTTCTGGTGCGCCAGGAGCGATTGTGGTATCAAGCAAGTAAAGCCTTCCGATGGTGTCCTTGAAGACATCGCTTGAAGCAATGAAAGGGAAACCATACATATTGCTGGTTTCAACACCAAATTCTGCTCCTTCAGCAGTTGAAATTCCGTTCACGCTTCCCCGAATCTTAACTGGTTGGTATCGAACAGCGTCTTGGTAAATTCCGTCTGCCTTTTCTTTTGTGTCGTGGTGTCCTAGCCAAAACTGTGGCTTTCCACCTGCGCTTCTTGCTTGCTGAATCAAGTTCCTGATTAGGTCGTCGGTCAAGTCACGGTCAGTACCGGAATTGTCGTTAACAACTGCATCTGACCAGCCTGCACCTGCGTCCCTGTCAATACCATAGATGTCGGCGTCGTTTGCGTCCAAAGACAAGTTAGTTACTTCACTGTTTGAAGAACAAACCCTGTCAATAGATTCAAAATCATTGCCTGCTACGGTATCAACATCCCCCAGCAAAGCTTGGTTCATGTCCTCGGCGTGTGTTTCACCGTAACTTGCTCTCATCTGTTCCAAGGAACCGATGTTGTCATTCTGCGTTTGCGTAACCTTTAGCTGCAAGTGTTCAGATACATCAAACCCAAGCACATGAGTTTTTGGGTTAGTGCTTACTTCCAAAAACGTGTGTTTCACCGTGTCTGGAATAGTAGCGTTTTCAGCTACGCTTGTACCTGCTGCTGTTGCAGTGGTTACTCTCCAACCATCTTGTACCCAAGGCTGTTTAGGCAATGCACCGAAAGCATTTGCTTCTAGGTTCTGTTGAACCCAAACAAACCTTCCGTACACATCGTTTTCAACGCCTGTGGTGCTAGTAAGGTGTGGAGCATCCGCCTTAGCCAAATACTTGCCACTGGAAGAAATCCCGTAGTAGTATTTTTCAAGGTCTTCGATTGTGTTTAAAAATCCTCTAACCATTGTTATCACCTTAAAATGCCCAACTCCTTTAATTTGTCATAATGGGCTTGTTCACGAGCTTTTTTGCTGATGTTTGTAAACTCGTTCCAGTTCATTGGAGCCTTACCATCCAAAGCCTTGTTAATGTATTCATTCATTTGAGCGTTAACAGTTTTTGACTGTTTTCCATCATCAAAGCCCATTGTTGGATAAGGGGTTTCGCCAGACTTTTTCAAAGTCTTCATTTGTTTTGCGAGTGCCTTTTTAACAGCTTTTTCTACTGTCTTAGTAATGTCTGCTGGAGGCGTTGCTGGCTTGCTGTCTGCCTCGACATCGGGGATTTCCTCTTTTTCTTGGATTATGGCTTCTTCTGTTGATTCGTCTTCCAAATCCTGTTTCTCTACTTTTTCTTCGTCCTCTTTGTCTTCATTGCCAACGCTTGTTTCTTCTTCTAGTTCCTCAGCCTTTGTTTCCATTATGGACATTAACTTCGCAACTGCTTCTTCTAGAGCCTTGACTTTCTCAGCAAGAGCCGCTTCTTCTTCTGGTTCCTCAGGCATCTCTTCCTGTTTTTTTATTTCTTTAGTCATAGAATCACCATTATTTTTAGTGAGTGTTATTTTCTCTCCACTTTTTTCTTTATGTTCTGCTTTAATTCCAAATCCTTCTTTTACTTGCTGGACACAACTTTCAAATTTGGTTTTGTCTGCCCTGCCAACTGCGGCTGTGCAAATAGCCCAAGGATTGTCTTGTTTCGTCATCTCGTTTTTAATGAATTCTTGTTCTGATTTATTTAGCATTGAATCACCTACTTCGATATTCTCTGCTTTAGCAAAGAAATTGTAAGACTTAGCCATCGCAACTGCTGTGAGAGTAGCGCCTGGGTTAGCTGGCTTGGTTACAACAGCCACTTCGAAAACGTCCACGCCTGGCTGAACTTTAAACACTTGCCCGTCCTTGAAAATGACTTGCTCTTTTTCCGTTTTAGCTGCACCAATGCTTAAACCTTCGTAAGTTCCGTTGTGCATTGCTTTCCAAACATCATTCTGGTAATCGAAAGAATCATGAATAAAGCCTTTGAAGTAAATCGCTGGCTTCCCAGCTTTTTCAGTTACTTTATAACCAAGCATCTCCCCGACTTTCCTGTTTGAGTGCATATCAGTAATCGGTCCGCCAATATCGAAGTATTTAGCCATGCTGTCCCTAATAGCCTCGACTGGGATTAAGTCACCGTCTTTGTCAACGACTTCCACTGAACCATATCCAGTAAACACTCTGTTGGTTGCTGCTGGCTGTTTTCTCATGAAATCCCACTCAAGCTTGGTTATCTCTATCACTTGAACCGCCTCCTAGCTGCTTGAAGAGAGGGTCTTAAGTATGGTTGTGGTCTAGTCCCGTGTTGTTCAATAGATTTAGAAATTGCCCACCCTGCCCGTTCCGCTTCTTTACGGGAAAGACCTAACTTCAACCTAGCCCACTCTTGGATAGGCTTGACTGGAGGTGTTGTACCAGGTAATCGCCCAAACTCGATTACGTCAGCATAAGGAGCTGTTACAGCAAGTTCTTTAACTAAGAATTTTTTGTTTGGGGAAATACTTTTCCTTAACTGGCCTGTGTGGGTTGTGCCGTGCCTGTCTAGGTTATCTTTTGCTTCAGCAGAAATGAAATCAATTATGTCGTCCATTCGGTTGTCGATGGCTTTCAATAGCTGGTCGTTTACTTCCTGCTCGTTTGCTATTTTAAACATCGTGGACTCCGGAAGGAACCCGTCGAAGTCACAAAACAAGGTAACCCAGTTAGTTTTGGAACTAAGTCGGGTTACCCATAGATAATAATCAAAACTAGTATTTAAAAACAGTAGTTAGAAATTCAAACTATCCTTTGTAACTCATGCCTGCAATTGATATGAACAGTCCAAGGATTAATGTCTTGATAAATGTTTTGGTCGGCATTTTCTTTGATTATTTCTTTTAATCGTGTCATGGAAACGCCTGAGCCACCACCTTCTTCACGAACTTGTTTTTTAATTGTTTGGCAATAAATGGTGGTGCGGTTATCCCTTGGCCCACCCCATTTAAAAAGGAATGGGTCACGCCCTTCCTGTGCTTTCGCCCATCCAGCTTCCCTTCCCAAGTTAATGACTTTATGAGTTTCAGTCCTAGCAATTCTACTTAACCTTCCTTCATTGGCTTCAATCGTATCCCCTAATTTATCTACAATATTCTTGGTTGTAATATTCCCTTCCTTAAAAGCTTCTTTAATAGCTGCGTTTGTTTTCTTGGTCATCGTTTTAGTGAAGTCAGAATAAGCACTTGATAAAACCCTCTGGTTTTGGATTATTTTCAATGCNTCCTCATCTCTCCCACCGAATTTAATTGTAATCCCCACGTCATGCCCGACTTTATTCAAGCCTGAAACGTAAGCATCTTTGAGTTGAGCTGCTGTAAGAGCAAACATTGACTTGCTAATCTTCTGCATTAAACCCGCAATTGTTTTCCTGATTTGTTGTTGGTTGAAAGACTTGAAGTTAGTGCGTTCCTGTAACTCATCTAACTCGGCTACCAACAAGTTTTTTAATTCACTGGCTTTCCTTTCCCCAGCAAACTTAGTTAATTCTTTTTTTTTACCGAAAGGCAGCCCGCCAAAAGACTCCGCTTCGCCGAAACCGGTTTCCCCGAATCTTTGCCTGGCTAGAGGTGGATTAACAGGTTTATCGCTGAAAACAAATTCCCCTGCCTCATCTTTTGTGACTTCGAACCCCATCGCCTGCATTGTTTGAGCCGTTACTGCTTTTTGATGTTCACGCTGTAATTCTGCCATCTCATCCCTTTCCTCGGTTGGGTTCATTTCAATCACCCAATCTTCTACGTTAAATTGTTTCATTATCCAAGGGAAAACGTCTTCGTTATAAATTTGGTGGGCTGACTCCAAAAGCTCGATTGGTNACCGTAATCTGCAGCCCTTCGTTATTCAGCCCACCGGAAGAGCTAACATCTCCCAAGAAAAGGGGTTCAACGCCGTAAAAAGCTCCTACCATTCTTCTTACTTGAATTCTTGAATCAACATACTGCATTTCGTTGAGTGTNCTCATGAAATTAAGGAATTGAGTGGACCCCTCACCTTTGTTTGAAGAAACGCCCATCATCGGAACATAATGAGGGTTGTCTTTTACTCTAGCAAGCATTCGCTTCCATTCCTTGTCCAAAGAATCGGGGTTGTCCGTGTTAATAGTGATTAATCCTTTCGGCATTCTTTGTTTACTGTAAGCGTCATAAACAAACTTGTCCATACCGACTTCCGCCAAAGCTTTCAAAATAACCGTGAACACTGGGGGAATACCGTAGAATTGAGTGGAAGAATATTTTTGTAGGTGCAAAACCTCTTCTTCCAAATAATAAAATTCTGCGTCGTGGGTTCCGTAAGCAACACTGGCGTAATGAACCGGCCTTAACTCATTCCCGTCTAAAGTGCATTCACCTGGCTCTTCTTTAATATCTGTTCTGTGTCGCTGGACACATCCACCACTTTTCGCCCTAAAACTCCCCGCATATCTGCAACTATTCTCATTGTGTTCGGGTCGCCTCGGATAAATTCTTTGGTTTCTGACCCGACAATAGCTCCGTCTTCGTTAGTAAGGTAATCCTTGATAGCTATTAGCCAGCCGTTGTCTAAAGTGTTTAAATCGTCTTCGACTTGCTTCAGGACTTGAACCAAAGTTTTTCCTTGAGTCGTTTTTNTNTNCTAANCTTTCTTCAACGAACTGCCTTAGGGCTTGGTTTGGTTCTCTTACATCACCGTGGCATTCGTCGCATTCCTCAACAGCGTTTTCGAATACTTTTTCGCAGTTAAGGCATTTGGCTTCAAACGCTGGCTGCCAATCAAACCCTCTCCTGAAAACTTCTTTTTTGAGGACTGACTTGCATAAGCGCAGTAAATCGGATTGGTCTGAGTAATTTTGTAAATCTCTCCATTCCCAGAATTGGAGTGGGTAAACAATCCCTCCTTCGTAAAAATAGCCTGAGCGGAATAAATCGAGTGTTGGGTAATCGCTGCCGCTTTCCCTGACTTTTACTTGTCTTGGGTTAAAAAGAGAATCGTATTTCTTGAGTGTTTTGTTTTCTTGTTTTAGTTCCGAGTATTTTTTTTTCAAAGTTTTTCGAGAAGTAGACTTAGCCTTTGTCTTCCGCTTCTTGGAAGGCAATAATTCATAACCTAGAACTTTCATAAGTGTAAACTGGGTGTAACTCCGTAACTTTTTCGAGTGATTAATTAATACTCGCTTCTAGTATTTAATCCTTTTCTTTTTTCATCTTCTTGCGTTCTGAATAACGAGCTAAGTAACGGGTTTTGCCAGTGTTGATTAAATGCTTGATGTCCACGCCTTCATCAAACTTTTTATCAAATCTTTTCCATTCCGGTGTTTCTTCTAGTTTCGTGGATTTAATAAACTTTGCTTTCTTGGCTCTCTGATAATATTTGCATTGGTGGCACATTGCTTGAGGAGATAAATGCCCGCCGAACCTGCACATTCTTCCCATTGGTAATTCCCTGGCGTCTTCGTTAAGCATGAACTTGCATTCCTTGAGTTTAGATGAATTGACATAGCGAGGACACTGAGCGCACCAACGTCCCTTCCCGATTCCACCTAAGACATGGCATTTTTGTTTATCAAAAGGACAGTTTTCTGCTCCATGAGTTTTTATTTGCTTTGCTTTCCACTGCATATTAGAAATATCTACTGGGCTGAGGGACTGGTTCATTATATCTACTTTTCTTTGTGGGGTTAGCTTAATCATAAGGCATCAACATCCGCTTCGAAAAACGCCAGGCTTGATTCTCCTATTGCTGAAACTGCGAGCATTAGGCTATCACTCCAATCAGGGGACTTGTCAGGGTCAACTATTCGTAGTTTTCCTGAACTGGTTTGTTCGTATCTCATAGCGTTTTAACTCTTCTTTTAGTTTTTTATTATCAGGAATTGCAATCCTAACCTTTCCGTCCTTGTCTGGTTCGAATAAAGAACGGAGCTTCCAATAATATTGGGCTTTTTGGTTAAGAAACCGATGTGCTTCCCTAGTAGGTGACTGGGAAACCTTGCGGTGAACAACATCATAACCTAATTCACTTAACCTATCCCCAACTCCTTTCCCAACTCCTATAACATCTACAACAGTTTTCTTGGTGTTAAATTCTTCCAGCATACTAAAAATATGGCCCGTGGTAGTCATCGTGTCGGCTTCGCTGTATTGCTTTGGTTCAAGCACAAGAATTTTTCCGTTTTCTAGTTCAACTGCTGGAGTGATAACAGTAAAATCCTTCCCGCCTTCCGCTATATCAGCTCCTATTACAACCTCGGAATGCCGAGGCATTGCCGAGAAAGTCTTGTGGTTTCTGATGGCTTGCTGAATCCAGTCCCATTTAATCAAAGTATCTTCTGAATCATCTGGGAACTCTGCATCGTATAAAACCTTGAACTCTAAAGGAGAAAGTAAGGCTCTTTGCTCATCAATAAACACTTGGTCTGCCCTGCCCTCGTCTTTACCAACTGTCCAAGGAACATGGATTTTAACAGTTTCCGTGTCTTGCCAATGCTCCCACATCTGGTTAAGCTTATTCCAAGGATTACCAATTTCCACCAGCATTGAATCGGGTGAGTCACCAAGCATACGGCTAATTCTTTGCTTGTAAACATCGTAGCTAATTAAACAGGATTCATCAAGAATAATGCAGTCACCACCAAACCCCATCAACCTCTGTGCGGTGCCTTCAGCAGATAAAATCCTTAGTTCCGACCCGTTCTTGAAAGTAATTCTTTTCTTCGAAACCTCTCTTTTCATGCCTTCAATCCCCCTAGTTGCATCTAGTTCCACATAATCCGCTAAAGGGCTGCCTATAATAAATTCTGCCAAGTAATTTCTTATAATGTTAGTTTGTTCTATTGTAGGGGCTATTAACACAACTTTCTTGTTTTTGTTGAACCTTATGTAAAACAATACTGCAATAGCAACGGATAAGGACTTGCCGAACCTAGTAAAAGCACTTATCACTAGCTTCCTCGGCTTTTCTACTGCAATAGTATGTACTATATCCGCTTGGGTAGGGGTTAAGTGAACACCGAACCAGCTATGGGATAACTCAACGATGTCAATCAAAGCAGCGTCTTCTACCTGTAAGCCTTTCTCCAATTCTTACCCTCCAAGCGTTTGTAGGCGTCCTCCAGCTTCTTTTCTGCGTTGCTTATGTTAACATCAATTTGGTCTGGTGCTTTTTCAATTACTTTCCTGTCAAACAACCATTTACCCCAGTCTGACGCTACTTGAGCAGCTTCCTTATGTTTTCCTTTTTTCATTAATTCCTTCATTGACTTCTGGAAAACAGAAGCTATGATTAGGTCAGCGTCTGTTTTGTATTCCTCATTAATTCCTTTCCTAATAGCAGTTATATCCTGGCTTATTTGGCTGTGTGTTACCCCGTATCTTTTGGCTGCTTGGGTTCGGCTAACAAAATCGGGGTGTCCGGCTTCGATAATTGCTTTAAGCAATTCGTGCCTGCGTTCTTTGTAACTGAATTCTTTTGGGTCTTTGTTTTCAGGTATTATTACGTGTCTATACTCCATTTTGTAAGCTCCTGACAGCTTTTTTGCATTTATTTTTCGGTTGCTTCTTTCATTTGTTTAGAAATGTCCATAAAGGCAAGTTTGTCTTCTTTGTCAAAACACAGTATTACATCTCTTCCATCGTTCGTTTTAAGCTTTTGGGTTCTAGCAATAGTTTCCTCAATTGGATAATCAAAACTTATCCTTAATCCATCATTATTTGTTAATCCTTCAATATCCATTATTTTTTTCACCTCTTCTTCCTCTGAAATAAATCCTACAAATGCTGCAAACACTTGATGGGCTCTACCAGATAACTCTTTGTCTCCTTCTGTTCCCCAAACTTTACTTGCCTTCATGAACTCAGCAATGTCTCTTTTTGTTCTTTGAAGATGACTATTTTTTGATATTTTCATTTTGCCAAGTCTAAGATATGCTCCTTTCAAGCTCCAGTCTAGTTCCCAGTCTCTGTTTCCACACCCCATCCCTGTATCAAAAGAAACCCCTGCTTTTCGTAAGTATTCTTCTGCTTTGAAAAGGCTTTCAAATTGTTCTTTTGTCATTCCATCAACAGGTATTTTCAGGGTTGCTTCAACATTAGATTTTCTTTGAGCAAGTGATTCGGTGGTTGGTTCTTTTAATTCTGGTGTATCTTCAATCATTTGTTTTTCTAATTTTGCATTATTCATTTTATCTTCTCCGCTTTTTTATTAGTTAAGTTTTCCCATCGTTCAATAATTACTGAGCAGTAGTAAGGGTCAATCTCCATCATGTAACACTTTCTTTTTCTTTGTTCGCAGGCAATTAACGTGCTTCCGCTACCTCCAAATAAGTCTAGAACGATGTCTTCTTTTTTGCTGGAGTTAGTTATTGCAATATCTATTAATTCTATTGGTTTCATTGTGGGGTGGAGTTTTGAGGATGAGGGGCGGTTTATTTCCCATACGGTTGTTTCTGAATTATCCCCATACCACTTGTGATGGTTCTTCCAACCGTATAAGATGTTTTCATGTTTTCCTTTGTAGTCCATTCTTCCGAGAACGGCATTGTTTTTTACCCATACTAAGATATTTGATATTACGAAAGCCTCATCGAATTTTATCAAATTGAGGCTTTCGTAATTACCGCAAACATATACGGAGTTGTAATCTGAAAGGTAGTTCAAAACATTGGAGAACCACTCTCGGCTGAATTTTTTGTATTTGTTTTCCGTTAAAAAATCATTTTTTAACGGAGTTTGGATGTGGTTGCCTTTATCGTAAAGATTCAACAATTCGTTCTTGCTTGAATAATTAACATTATACGGCGGGTCTGTAAACACCATATCTGCCTTGTTTCCTCGCATTAATTTTTCAACGTCTTCTTTGCTAATGGCATCCCCACACATCAACCTGTGTGAATTAAGTTTCCAAACCTCTCCTCGCTTAATCTCATACTTTGCTTCTCTAGGTAACTGGAAATCATCTTCTTCTGCTTCCTTGCTTTTTTCAATTAATTTCTCGAACTGAATTGGGTTCACGGCTAGTAATTCGCCTAAATCGTGTAATCCACCGTCTTCAATGATTTTACTGTATTCAAGTAAATCTAGGTCTAAATCGTGCTGGCCTTTAAGCTTGTTTAATACTTGTCTAAGGATTCTACGGTCTACTTCTTCAATATCAAGTTTAATCACTGGCACTTCCTGCCAACCAGCTTCTTTGGCTACTGTGTATCTTTGTTCTCCGTCTGCAATGACATAGTCTTTGTTTGTAATGATTGGGATAATGAAACCGTATTTCTCAATGTTTTTGCGTAGGGCTTCGTGTTGGTCTTTAGTCATTACGTTAGGGTTCTGACCGTCTGTTTGTAGCTTGTTTATGTTAATGATTTCTGGTTTAGGTATTTTCATTCTTATCCCTCCGCCATTAATTGAAGAATACGTATATAACCAACTACGAATATTATTCCTGTGAAAAAGAATTCAATCATTTCTTTTCCTCCAACAGTTTTTTTATTGTATCAGAATAAGTTTCGCCTATGCCTGTTTTTTCTTTTAGTTTCTTGGCTACTTGCCTGTCTATTTTGATTGTTGTCTTATCATTAGGCATAATAAGCCAAATAGGAAAAAGAAGTATTTAAAACCATTGGTTGATTGAAGATAAATAAAGAAGTATTATCCCCAAAATTGCTATGATTACAATTGAAGCTAGGAACATATTGTCTAAATCATTTCCGAATAAGTACGCCATTTTCTTTCTCCTGGCATTCCTTACAAGCCACTACTTTTGTTCCTTTCCAACTAAACCAGTCTAAGGAATCGTTGCTTGCTCCACAAAACTTACATTTAGGCTTTCTTGTATTGCAGTCAGAAACATTATCTTTCTTTATGCTGTCTGGATTTGCTTTCATTTCATCACTCTCCACAACCAATACAGTAAAGAAAAAAGGATTAGCAGGCTTAAAAACTTATCGCCTATATCTTTTTCTTCCCACGTTTGATAACCTTTCATCTAATGAACTACTAAGTTTACTTATAAATTACTTCCCATTTGTCGACTGAAACTAACCTTTTCCTATTTCCGCCTTTGAATAAGTAAGTTATGTCTGCATCAGCTTTCGGTTTTCCAGACACTTCAATTTCAATCCTTTCCCCTGTGTCTAAGCATACAATATCTATTCTTCTGTTAGGTTCCTTGTTTGGCACACATTCAGTGATAAATTCTTGTTTATTCTTGCGTAAATTGTAACAAACCTCTAGTTTCTTTATTTCATGGGTAATGCTGTTGCTTGGGCTGATATGAACTGCGTTCTTGGTTCTCATCGCATAATTTGGCATTCCAGGAACATGGTAATCTTTTCTATTCTTTCTACGAAACAAATTCAATTCTTTTTTATTTATTTAATCAACTCCTTTCCAATAGCCTCAACCACATTAACCGTCACAGCGTTTCCCATAGCTTTGTAACGCCTCGTGTCACTAAGCATTTCAGTCCAGTTGTCTGGAAATCCTTGTAAGCGTTCACATTCGGTTGGGGTGAGCCTGCGAATGCGAAAGCCGTCAGGGGGGGCGGCATTCTCAAGAACACCGGATGTGCAGGAAACGTCAAGAGAGGGGGAGTTATCCCTCCAAGCACTACCACTTGCTGTGGTGTTCCCAAGCATAACGGCTCGCTGGCCCTCCCTCGGCAAATCCAGCTCATTATTCTTGTTCTTGAGCCAATCCTTATCCTTATGCCTTTGCCATCTCGTTATTATCATCTCTATTGACTTTTTTGAAAGGAAATACTTTTCGTTGACGTGTTCCTCTAGAATGTCCGATAATGAAGACACGTTCCCTGTTTTGGGGAACACCGAAATCCTTGCTGTTAAGCACTTGCCATTCTGCATCGTACCCCAGTTCATCCAGGACCATGAGGATTGTTCGGAAGGTTCTTCCTTTGTCGTGTGAAAGCAGTCCCTTGACGTTTTCAAGCAACAATAGCTTAGGTCGTTTAGCTTTGATACATCTGGCAATTTCAAAAAAGAGTGTGCCCCTCGTGTCATTGAAGCCGAGCCGCTTTCCTGCAACACTGAATGCCTGGCAGGGAAAACCTGCGCAAAGCAAGTCGAAGCCTGGCTGTTTGCTCCAGTCGATTTTAGTGACATCTGTTGGCTTGTGGTTTTCTTTGAACCTTTCGTTGTAGCATTGGACTGCGTACTTGTCGATTTCTGCGTAGCCGACGCAATTGAATCCACTTCTTTCGAGTCCGAGCCTGAATCCTCCGATTCCCCCGAACATATCGTAGAACCTGATTTCTTTTTCAATCTTTACTCACTTCCTTTTCCCTTTCTTCTTTTGTAGAATTACAATAATGACAAATATCTAAATCCTTAATCCCTTTAGAAATTTTACAAAACCAACAGTCATTCGGCATTACGGACACCTTCTTTTGCTAATTCACCTAACAATTTTAATCTAAATATATTCTTTAGATGTATCGTTGATTGAGTTGGTCTAGTAATTTCTTCATCAATACACTCATCCCAAAGTTGTTGGACTCTCTTTTCATTCAGCATTATTCCCTCAACTCCCTTTCTGTGGAGGCACGGTGGGTTAATCCAGATTTGGCAACCAATTCTGGGGGACCACCCGCCGCACTGTCCCCGATTATTTCTAAAAGCTCTTCCTTTCCCTCAGTATAACATAAACTATGAGCATATTCCCTTACAGCTTCCAACTTAATTTGGGCTTCCTTACGCCAGCGCTGCTCTCTAGCGCAATGGGCTTCAAGTTCCTCTATTTTCAGCCAAAAGTCACTTACTTCCCCTTCTGCCTCATTCCACTTTATATGATACTTATCCTTTTCAGCCTCGGCTTTTTCAGCACGCTGGACTAACTGATTATTAGCTTCATGAGTTTGTTGGGTATCCAAATCAAGAGCTTTGTATGCTTTTTCCAATTCATCAGCTCGCTTCTTTTCTTCAGCAAAATCCTCAGCCCACTGGCTAATGCATTTATCTTGCTCGTATAACCCCGTTGCTCTATTTCTTGCTAATCTCTCCCAATGTTCAGCACGGGACTTTTGTTCTTGTAAAGTTTTAATCAAACATCTACCACCACAAAAATTTAATTTGTCAAAATGAAAACCTGAAGCTATCAAAGAATTTGTTCCGCAAAAGTTACATTGAACTGTTTGTTCTAAAGGTTTTTCATACTGTTTTTTACTCATTCACTCAATTCCTTATGGCAAAGGCATTCACAACCAGAACCAATACATTTTAAACTGCAAAAACTACACATTATTCACTCACTTTCCATTCAAACCATTCTTCTGTTATTTGCTTGAAAACTTTTCTATCCATCTTACAATAAACCAAGTCAGCTTCACTCAAGTCAGCTCCACTCAAGTCAGCTCCACTCAAGTCAGCTCCACTCAAGTTAACTTTCCACAAGTTAGCTTTCCTCAAGTTAACTTTCCACAAGTTAGCTTCACTCAAATCAGCTCCACTCAAGTCAGCTCCACTCAAGTCAGCTCCACTCAAGTTAGCTTTCCACAAATCAGCTTTACTCAAGTTAGCTTCACTCAAATCAGCTTTCCACAAATCAGCTTTACTCAAGTTAGCTTTACTCAAGTTAGCTTTCCACAAATTAGCTTTACTCAAGTTAGCTTTCCACAAATCAGCTTTACTCAAGTTAGCTTCACTCAAATCATAATCAATTATTTTTAAATCACGCCTAAAATCTTCATTAACTTCTTCTGAAGAAAACTTATAATAACCTTTTTTCAAGCGTTTAATGACTAATTCCTTAGTAATCACTTCGCTTTTTATTTCATTTTTACAACTTTCACATTTCATAATTTACCCACTTCCGTTTTTATATATTCATCATTCCCGCAACTCCTTTGCTAATCCTATCAATACACAACTCCTTTCTTCCTCTGTCATTGAAAAAGTTTCAACAATTACATCCGCTATTGACTCACGCTCGGCATAAATATCCTGTTCAGGAAACACATTTTCAATATCTTCAAATCCACTAGCTGGGAATGCCTGAGCTTTTTTAATCATTTCAAAACCTCCGGCTCCCCGTCAATACACCTAGTTAAAATAAAATAAACATGGTTGTTTAATTTAGACTCATCTTCCTGGACCGCTATCTTCGTGCAAAACTTGTCGTAACCCAATAGCTTTCCGTAAGCAGTTAAAGTGGTAATCGTTTTTTCGTGAACTTCCTCGTCTGAAATCCCGTCAACTGAAACATGGTCAAAATACTTAATTTTTACCACGTCCCCTACTTTTGCTTTCATTTAAATCTTTCCAAACAGCTTTTTTGTAACAACTTTTATGGCTCCAAGTATAACCCAATGCTTCATTGTTTTTAACTGTTTCGGCTATTAAAACCAACGGTGGGTTCTTCATAGATTTTTTGCAGAACAGGCACATGAACCTAAAAGCTTTCATTTCAACCTCTTTTTCGCTTCAAATAAATTAACATTAACAAACAACTGTGGATCGAAACCACCTAACTTGTCTGGAATAGCTGCTTCCCCGAACTTGTCTAGTTTAATCCTGTAAACCCAGTCCTTTGCACCGTCGTATAATACTTCAATTTCTTTTACTCCTTGGTCTTGTAAGTAATTAAAGACTTTTGTAGTTATTCCAAATGCTTGGTATTTCACGCAAAAATGTTCAGGCTTGCAGTGCTTTCTGAATATAACTATTGGTACGTTGTCTTCGAACCTAGTGTAAAGTTCTCCTACGTTCCTTCCCTCAAAAATTACTTTTTCAGTCATCTAGCAAATCTCCTTCAAGAATTCTTACATCCCCACATTTTTCGCAAATCCACCAGCTTTTTATATAATCATTTGTTAGCCAGCGGCCTCTATGATATTCTCCCACTTTCTCATAGTCAGCTAAATGCCATTTGTGTTTACATTTTATTCCCATCTAATCACCTGAAACACTTTCGGTTCAGTTAAATCGTATTTTTTGTCGAACCATGCGAACATGTTCTCCGCTGCTGTTGGTATATTTATTTCTGTTTCTTTTATGAGGTCGGTTGCTGTTATTTCAATCTCTTTGTAAGCTAGTTGGTCTTCAAACCCATCACGCTTGGCGAGGCAGTTAATCCATCCAATTTTATATTCTCCAAACTCATCTCCCATGTGGAATCCATTTTCATCTTTCCAAATTTTAATAAGATGAGTATGTTTACATACTGCATCAAAGAGCTTTTCGCTGCCGTCTATTTGTGAGTGGCTATCATAATTACCACATCCTCGGCAGTGCATCTTTTCTGATTGTCCTTTTTTGAAGGAATGGCCTCTTTGTTCTCCGCATATTACACATTGATAAACTTTCTTGCTTCTTTGCTTCCAGTAAATCTGTAAAGGAGTGCCGACCCAAATCCGTGAACACTCTTTAATAAATTCCATTTCAAGATTTCTTTTTGCAGATTTTCCAAGTGCCTTAACTAATCTAATATTTGTGTTTGGCTTCCATTCTCTGATTGTCTGCGTCTTACTACCATCTAACAACTTACTTTTAAAAACTGAAAAACTAATTGCTGTCATTTCAAATCTTCCTCCGACTTAACTCTCCAATCTTG